AACTGATACAGACCCCGCATAGGTTCTTCGCCGTAGGGCGGAGCACACCTCTGGTCATTGGGCCTGATACCGGCCTTATCCATCAGGTCGTAGGCGGTATTGTAATCCCACCCGAACCGCTTTGGTGCTGTCCAGATATCCTTCGTTGACCAGTCGTACACGGGGTAGACCTTGTAGATGTTACCCTGCGCTGTACCCTCATCGTACTTGAGGATATGCACATCTTCCCTGCTGCGACCTGACAAGATGGCTCTGGTGCGTGTGAGACTTTCATCTGCCCTAATCCCCATCACGATGCCGACATTACCATGTATCTCAGGCTTGAAGATCAAACCGTTGATCTCAGGAATGGTGATGCGGTGGACTGGATCAGTTGGGTAGCCCTCAAGCTCAGTGATTGCCTCTGGCGGCAACGGCCTCACCCACTTCTCCTCATCTTCCGGCCCCCAAGGAAACCACCACGGGCTTTTGACAGAGCAAGCGTTTCTGTGCCGAACCGGCAGACACCACCAGTAGAAATCTACCTCTGGCAGTTGGCTCACCCGACGGACATATTCCTCTGTCTCATACGGTATGGCTTCCTCATCAAAATGGTGGACAGGCACCTTCTTGATGCCACGCTCTTTCGCCACCTCAAGCACAAGGTTCAGACAGGCAGTGCTATCTTTACCGCCGCTGAACATGACAGCCACAGTATCAAAAAGATCATACGCCCGATGGATACGCTCTAAAGCAAGCTCGTGAACATGGCGGTCAATGACCTTTTTCTTGCCTAGCTTATTTGCCATGATCAATATAGGTGCGGTTGATCATGGAGTGGTTCTCATCAGTTGGCCCCGTATCAGAGTCCGGATGGAACGCCACGATATCCATATGGCTATCAGTCGTGCGGAACGAATGAAGCTCTTGCTCATGCAGCATGAACATGCACCCCTTCTTCAGAGGCTTGACCCAACCATCAGAATGGTTGCTCTTTTCTTGGAAGGCCTCACCTTCACCGCTGATCACCACCCCCATGCGGATAGATGGGTGGGTGTGCTGCGTCTGATAGATGCCGGTTGGGAAATGCAGATAATTCAGCACAGGGTCGCCCATACGAGGCATTGAAACTAGAACGCTATCTGAGCAGCCGTCAATGTATGAAAGCCGCCCGTTGCTCTCAATCTGGCCCATCATAGGCATACAGCGATACCCCAGCTTGGTGACTGTCCAGAGATTAAGCCCCTCAGAGCTTTCAATGTCATACTCACCGTGGAAGGCAAAATAGTTGCCCTCTCGCAGATTCCAATATTGATCATTGGCGTGGATAGAACATGAGCCTTTCAGCACATACCCGAATGTGGTCGCGTGTTTTACCCCTTGGGAGTTGATGTTGCCATCAAAGAACATGGCGTAGGTCGGATACATGGTTTCCAGAGCCTTGAGGCCCTCTTGGTTTGATGGCTCATAAACAATATCCATCAGTTGATCTCCTTCAAAAGTTTGAGCAGTGCTTGGGTTGTATTGTCCAGTCCCTCTTGGTTCTGGATAGTACGCAACGCTGATAGACACATATCACGGTCTATTGGCGTCATAACGAAACTCATAGTCACATATTCACCTGTGCCGCCTATGATCTCTTTGCCTTCAATATTAGGCTCACCAGAAATCATGTCATTCAGAAATGAGGCGTCATCATTGATGGAGTTATCTTCTGCGAAAAGCGCAAGCAAAGACTCAAGCTCATATACTCCCTCAAGAGACTGAAGCTCCTTATCCAAAAGCTCCTCATCCCAATCTGAAAGCTCATTGAGCTTGTTATCAAGAACTCGATAGGCCCGCACTTGCTCTGGTGTGAGATCAGCCGCCTTGTGCGTTGGCACAGTATCCATGCCCAGATGCTTTGCAGCTAGGAATCTTGTATGCCCTGCTATTATGAAGTTATGAGCGTCAACCACGATTGGCTGCTGCCAGCCGAATGTCTGTATGCTATTTGCCACGGAACTCACAGCTTGCTCAGAAATGACGCGAGGGTTCGCTGTGTATGGCTTGATATCTGATATAGGAACTTCTGTGACGTTCATTTGGTATCCCCATTTTGGGATAGATTATCACAGTAGATACGGCCTGAAAAGAGGTATGGGGAGTGAGCGACCAAACCCACTCCCCTTGACCACTACTGGCGACCAAACCAGTGGAGTGCATCTGGAGGTAGATGCACCGGAATCATAAGCTCCTAGTCGTTGTCTGTCCAGTGATATGACCGGAACGTATTGGTGCCGCTCTGCACAATAACCGCCTCTTCATAGCAGTGCGTGGCAAGGTTATAGCGGAAGAACGCCTCACCAATAGAGCCATACAAACCCTGCTCCCTTACCTTGCGCGTAATGACCCTTGTTTCATTCTCATCAAAATCCCTATGCACCACGATGCCCACATCACACATATTGTTCCAGTGTGCGGAGCCGCTAACATCATACAGGCTTGGTGGTGGGTAGCTGCCATCAGCTTGCCGCTGCATCTTGGCTGGGTGAGCCACCATCCACATAGCGATGTTATGCTTGCGGCAGAACTGCTTGCACATTGAGATCAAGTCTCGGATATGCTCATCCTCACGCTTGTTGCCATCCCTGCTTGAGTCAATCTCATTGTAGGGGTCAATGATAATGCCCTTCACACCGAACCGCATACAAGCCGCTCTTGCCTTACCCAACAGCCAATCAATAGTCGGCACATTGTCCTCGCACTCAATGAAATGGAAGTGCCTGTCCAAAAACAACATGGCATCAACTAACTCTGCCTCAGTCATGCGAACATTTGGCCCCACATCAAATGGCTTCTTTGCAACCTTTTCCGCAAGCCGCCTAATGTGGTTTGCCGTGCTATGCTCTGGGCTAAACACGGCAAACTTCCAGCCATGATCGCGGCACAGGTTTACCGCAAGCTGGTCAATAAAATTTGACTTGCCGTGATTTGGTATGCCGGTGACTAGGTTAAACGTGGAGGGCATTACTTGGTAAATGCTATCAAGATTGGCAAAGCCTGTAGGCACCGGCTTCTGCACATTACCCCTGTAAATATTGATGACATCACGCTGGTAGTCCCCAACACTGAACAAGCCATCAATAGGGCAGGGTTTTGCAAGGCTCATCACCTCTTGCAAAAGCTCATAGCCGTGCGCCACCAGAACATCATTCGCATCCTTGGTCACAATATCATGCAGGGATGGCCACTCTACCGTCCAGCATCTGTCTTTACCGAACCTGTGCAAAAGCTCTAACTGCAACGCCTGACCAGCACCATCGCCATCAACAGCAATAATCACCTTCTCAGCATCATTTAGCCACTCATGTTGGGCAAGGGCTTGGAACCGCTTGTCATCATCTTTGAACTTGGCTTCCTGTGGCGCACCATCTGGCAAGGTGACGGCGTTGGTGAATCCAGCCTCATGCATCGTTAGGACATCCATCTCGCCCTCAACGAATATCACTTCTTTCTGGCCAGTCACCTCCCAATGCCTACGCACCGAATCAATGTTGTAGAGAGTACGCTGTGCGCCGTTCTCTTGCCGAAACCGTTTATCCTTGGTGCGGTACTTGCAATTCACCAACTCGCCATCAACGCGGTACGGAAAAGCAATGCAGCCTTCCGGCTTGCCGCCGAAGCTGCGTTCAGAACGGTACAATCCAAAATGCTCAACGGTGAGCTTGGATATGCCCCGCCCCTCTAGCCAGCGCAACATCTCATCTGAGGCTACAGGGTTAGAAGGCTCCACAAGCTTCACTGGCGGCTTCTTCTTTGCTGGTGGCGTCTTGTACCCATCGCCCCTGTTGCCATTGCCTACGCCGCCCCTCCAGTCGCAATGGTGGCATTTCCACACTGCCGCGCCATCTGTCTCAATCGTTACCGAAAGGCACGGGTCTTTCTTGTTCCTTCGTTGGTCAGAACATTTAGGGCATACCGTCTTGTGGTCACCTTCTCTCCAACTACGCAAACGAATACCCTGTTCAATCAACTGCTCCATTTCTACCCCGCAAGCATGTTTCTAGTTGTGGCCTGTTCCTGCGCTTCCTGCACAGTCTCCCAACGTCCTTGGTTCAACCAAGTGGTCGCGTGTGGGATGAACTTCTTATCCTTACCATGACAGGTCTGTTTGAACCTAGCCGTGGCCAAGAACAGCTCTTGCACACCAATGTCATTATCAGTTGCGCGTTTCCAATTCTCAAAGGCTTTGCGTTTTGACCCATCCTTTCTGGGGTAAAGGTTCCACCATTCTTCAAACTCTTTAGGGTATGCGTTTCTGTCACCCCCCTTTGTTTGTTTATTAGAAGGTATTACTCTAACTGTATCGGGTGTCGTTTCTGTCACCCCCACCCTGTCATTTCTGTCACCCCCAATTAACAGCACAAACCTGTTGCTGGTCTGCTTCCCATCACTGGTGAACCTTGGCCTAATATCAATCAAGCCTGTCTCAACCAAGCCGGTTACCGCCCGCATAACGGAACGCTCATTGCACTCACACAATTTGGCTAGGTGCTTATAAGACGGGTAGGTGCTGTGGTTGTCATCACAGTAGTTGGCAAGCATCAATAAAACCAGCTTACGCAACGAGTTCTTGCACGGCTGCTTCGCCGCCCAAGCCATAGCTTCAAAGCTCATGGGTTGGCCTCCTT